GAACCCGTTACTTCCACTCCATCAGCTTTAATTACAGCTGAATAATTAGTTGGGTCTAGTTCATTATTAGCAGTTGCATAAAAACGAATCATTGTTTCTCTACTACCACTACTATATCCAGGTGTGTAAAAGTTCATTGAAGCAGGAGGGGCTGTTGCTCCTTCAACACCAAACCCAATATCGGAAATATATCCAGATGTGGCTACTCTACCAATAATACCAGCGGTGGTAGAGGTTGGGTTAGCAGCAGTTCCAGCTGCGTTTCTTAAAATAAGTTGAGAGAATACCCCACTACCACCATACGAATCAAATACACTTCTATTGGTAATACCATCAAATCCAGTAACATGCACTAAACTTCCAGGGTTTACAGCCGCCGATTCACTTGCTTCATTATTACCAATGATTCTAAATACAGCTTGATTGGTAGGGTCTTGGAATGAATTTTTTACTATAATCTGTCCTTCATCATTAATTCTAAAAGGAGTTAAAGAACCTGAAGAAATAGAAAATCCTGCTGCTCTAATATCAACATTACCATTAAAGTTGGAAATTAAAGCAGATGGGGCATCAGGTGTATCTGATTCAATAGAGATAGAACCCGATTGTAGGTAGATTTCTCTGAATGGTTTTTCTGGAGTTCCTAATCTTGCTCCTTGAGGAGTTTGTGGATAAATATCACCACCCAATTCCGTAGAACCACTTATGGAAAGGGAACCAGTAAAAATATGAATATCATCTGCTGAATTACCATGTAAAGTTGAACCACTTTTGTAAAGAACTGATGCTGATACGATAGTTGAAACATTTATATCACCATTTACATTTAAATCACCATTTATGGTTGTTTCACCAAAAGTTGCGGGCAGTTCAGCATTAACAACTGAACCTAATGTTGTTCTTTTAGAAGTTCCATCAGATGCCAATGCCACTAAATCACTTATTTGTGGATTAACTTCAATTTGTAATTCTGATATTCTTTTATTTCCCATTAGTATTCTTGCATTAAACCATATTCATTTTGACCTTCTTGTAAAATAATNTAGTTTGAAATACCCTCTTGTAAGATAAACCAACTATCTCNACCCATTTTACGAATTAGTTCAATATCGTATTGTTCTTCATTTTGGTAAACGTACATATTATATTGAGCTGCCACCTCATTGATATTACCAATGTGTTTAAACTTTTCATAATATTTTTGCCAACTTAACATCATATGATATAAATATAATTCAATTTAAATTTTAAAAAATTAGCCTCCTTTTTTAAGAAACTTACCATTTTTATCTTTTGGTAAATTTCTATTCTTTAACCACACTCTTCTCTCTTCATATAATTTAGTACCTTCTTCTTTTCCATTTCTATTAATGTACCAATCTAATGAGAATCTACCTTTTGCTTTTTCTTTAAGCTTTTGTTTGGATTCTTCTGAATGAGATTTACCATACATACCATTTTTTTCACCTTTAGATAATTCACTCATTTTTTGAATAAATTCCATATACTCATCAGAATCATATCTACCAACCCAAACATCACCACCAGAACCAATATATGTATCATTATACCCTTTACGAACTGAATTATGTGCTAATATCAATTCTTCTTCTAATTTTTGTGCTTTATCTGATTCTACTTCACAAATTATTTCTTTAATCATACTATCCCACCCATACTTACGAATTGCCTTATATAATGAGTTTGATAATTTTTTAGTATAGGCCGCATGCTTATGCTCAATCATCCTTCTATTAAAGTTATCAGTCCTCCCAATATATACTTTTTTATTTGGTGAAGATATTTTGTATATTACATCCATAGAACTCTTTTTTATATAAATATAGAGTTTTACACAAAACGGCATAAAAAAAGAGGGATAGTTTCCTATCCCTCTAATTCTATAAGTTTAACTTACTATTAGATAGAAGCTAAATCTTTAACAAAAATACGACCATAGTATTCCGGACGGACCATCTTCTTAGCGTATCTAGTCATCACCCCGCGACGTGGTGTGAAGTTTGTTGGGTCATACACCAAAGGAGTCATAATTAATGGAACGTAAGGTGCGTAAACAGCTCCAGTTTCCAAGAAGTTAGAACCTCTGAATCCTAATAAGATTTCGTTAGAAGTCATATAAGGGTTTTTGTACACAGTGTATCTATTAGCGATAGCACCAACAGTAGTTACACCAGCTGCGAAAGACATTGCATCTTTATCAGCAGATACAGTGAATCCAGGGATAGATTCTAAAATTGTACATACATCAGGAGAAGCAACTACGAAGTTAGCTCCACCTCTTAATGTCAATTGGTGAATCTTATTAGATACTTTGTTTAATTTAGTACCTAAAGTTTGGAACCATGTATTCTTTTGGTAAGCCATTCCTGTAGCTGCACCAGACCAAGCACCAGTTGAAGCGTTGTACTCTTCACCGATAGTTGCTGACCAGTACTCAGTAGTCAATGCGTTAGATTTTAACATATCTAAGATTTCTAAGTCAATCTCTAAAGAGATATAATCAGATAACATAGAAGTTAATTCAGCTTCAGCATCGATTGAGTGGTAAGCGTTAAGGTCTTGCGCTAATTCAGGAGTCCATACTGCTTTCAACTTTCTAGTCTTAGCAACGATAGCCTCTGATTTCAATTCAAGATCAACTTCTGGAATTTCGATATCAGCATCAACTGATTGAACTGGGTTTTTACCAGCTTCGAAATCACCTCTAGAGTAATCAGCAGGAACTACAGAGTAGTTAATAGCAGCAGTACCAGCAGCGTAGAATGCAGCAATTTGTGCAGCAGAAGCTGAAACAAATAATGTTACATCACTTGCAGTAGAAGTGTTGAATTGGTTGATGTTAGAAGTAACACCAGATGATACGTTGAATGAACGTACAGCATCTTTATCAGCCAATGGTAATTCAGCGTTAACAGCAGTAATTTTCAATACTTCACCAGCTGAGATAGAAGCAGATAATGCAGAATCAAATCCTACTTCAGCCCATGTTGCAGAACCTGAAGAGATAGCTGCAGCAGAAGCAGTTACTTCGTTTACAGTGTATCCGAAAGCTCCTTCACCATAAAGACCGTTTTCAGCTACTGCAGTAGTACCGAAACCAGCACCAGCAGCAGAAGCGGCACCATTACCACCAAATAAAGATGAACCAGCAGCACCAGTAGTTTTACCACCAGTTGTAGTTCCGTATTTGAAATCAAGATAGAATACAAGACCAGAAGGTAAGTTCATAGGTTGTACACTAACGAATTCTTTAGAAGCAATCTCACCAAAGATTCTTCTTACTAAAGGTAAAGCTACACCACTCCACTCTTCCGAGCTAGCTGCAGTACCTGTTTGAGTTGCCTCATCAAGCAATTGTTTTGCTTGGTTTTCNAGCATNACNGCCATTGCGCCTTGCTCTTTTTCTTTTAAACCTTCAAGAAGTCCAGTAGCTTCCCATTTTCCTTTAAGTTGACGAGTTTCGTTCAACATTACAGATTGTGGGTTCTTTCCTTCCATTAGTTTAGATAAATCAAAATTTGCCATTTTTATTTTCCTTTTTTAATGTTAGTTGTTTGTTATTTAATGTTNGCNAATTGTTTAAATCTNTCNGCCATTAAGTTTGTGCTTTCAGAAATAATTTCCTTTGATGGAGCAGTTGAAGCGATTGGCTTAGAAGAAACGCTTTCAGCGATTTTTCTTTTAGCCTTCTTCTCAGTACCACTAAAGTTCATTGATTCAGCAAGCGTTGCGTAAACTAATTTTACCTCTCTAACAGAAGATGTTCTGTCTAAGTTTTCTACAACTTTTCCTTTTTGTTCGTTAGTTAAGTTATAACTTCTGAACAATCTGTTAGCGTATAATAATTTTGCATTCAATAAGTTTACTTCGTTGATAGTAGATTGAAGTGATTTAACAGTAGCGTAAGCTTCTTCTAATTCTGATTGCAATTCTGCAACTTCATTAGTTTCTTCTTCTTTACCATATCCCTCTTCAACTTCTTCATCATCTCCGTATCCCATTTCTCTTAGGATTTCTTCTAAGTCGATTTCGTCATCCATTTCATCTTCCATTTCTTCTGCTTCAGGAGCTTCTTCAGCTTCAGGAGCTTCTTCAGCTTCTTCTTCAGCTTCAATTTCATCTTCCATTTCAACTTCATCTTCCATTTCATCCTCTTCGTGCATTTCTTCTTCAGAATCCATTTCCTCAGAAACTTCTTCTTCATCTTCCATACCCATTTCCAATTCTCTAATGATAGATTCCAAATCTAACTCATCTTCTTCTTCCATTTCTTCTTCCAAGTCCATTTCCATGTCCTCTTCTTCAGAGATAGTAGCGTCATCTGCGTTAGTCGGGTCTTCAACAGAGCCTTCACCTTCTTCAATTGCTTCTTCAGAATCTTTTTCTTCTTCTTCAGTTACAACATCAAGGTTTTCATCTTCTTTACCAACTTCTGCAGTTTCTTTTTCAGATTCTGCACCTAAGTCGATATGAGCATCACTAGCTTCAGCTGATGGTTCAACATTATCACCGTTACCAATATTACTTGAATCTACTTCCTCTTCCATTGTTTCTTCCTCTTCACCTTCCATTTCAGCTTGTAGCTTCTTAGAAAGGATAGATTGTAAACGTGGAGTGAAAGCTTCCTCTAATGCAATTTTAGCGTTAGCGATAGCAGTTTCTCTTACAGCTTTGGCATCAGCAATTGCTTCTTTTAACAATTTTGAATTTGCCATTTACTTTTACCTTTTATTAAGTTTTTTTTGCTGAAGTTATTTGAGGAACCTCAATGTAGAATAGTCGTAAATTGGTCGTTCGGTCACTAAACATTAAAAGTTAGTATTCATAAACCAATAAACCCATAAAAATGGGTTATTAACAAAGATAAATATGTAGTTTTTTAGAAAACCATAAAAAAATATAATATTTTCTTTAGTTTTTTTAATAAGACATAAAAAAAGATGGATAAACCACCTTTCTTTTTATTTTTTAATTGTTCGTTCCAACTCTTCTGCTGCTCGGATTACATCCCCTACTGCATAATCAAGAGGAACATTACGATACTTAGCAATCTTTTTAATTGCCATCATTACGATTCTCTTTTCTTCAGTTGAAGCACCTTCGTTTACTGATTCATCATATGTTACCTTTTCACCATCAACATCAACTTCACCATCGGAGTGTAGTTTTTCCATATCATCTTTAGATAGTTCCATTTCAGAGATAGATTGTTCTCTCATTATCTCTCTTACGATTTTTCTAAGTTGTTCTTTCATCTTTGGTAATCCTTTATGTTTAGTTGATGCAAAATCCTCAATATCCTTTTCACTCATTCTATCAGCAATATCTTTAATTTCATCAGAAACCTCAGATGCAGGAACTTCACCTCTTTTGAATGCTAATGCTAATCCGAATAATTTTTGTTGTTGTTGAGATTGTGCAGGCATTATATTATAATAAGTTTGTTAGTTTTGTTGATTTACTTTCCTTAATTACCGATTGTAATGTTGCTGCTAAATCCTTAAAACCATTCATTTTCAAATCAAATGCAATTGAATCCAATGCATCTTGTCCATCCCAACTAGATTCTTGTGAAGCAGTAGTTCCTAAATCCATTACAGTATCATCAGCATCATAGTACTTAGATGAATAAACACTATTCTTTCTCCACTCATCATATTCAGATGAAGAAATATCAGGCATATCGGTTGGTCTTTCAGCCCACTCCGGCTTTCCTTCTAATTTTGCAATCAATGCTCTGGCTTCACTATGGAAATTTGCATCAGTTAAAGCTTCAACTGCTGCTTGAGACATTTTCAGTTTGTACTCATCCTTACCTAACTTAGCAGGGGTGATACCTAATTTCTTAGCTTTAGCTCTAACTACTTTATTTACTTCTAAGTTACCAGCTCTATCACCAGTTGAATCTTTAGTAGGTTCTTCTTTAGGTTCTTCTTTGGATGGTTCTTCTTTCGGCTTATCAAAGATGTTCACTTTAGGAACTTCTTTACCGGCAGAGGAATCACCTCCCTTCTCTGCCTCTTCTTTCTCATCATGAGTTCCAGCTTTGATAGCTGAATCTCTTGAATCTTTTGATTTGAATACTGATACTTTACCAGTAGCTTTGTTTATTGCTGTAAATGATTCATCTTCGTTAAGTAATTCTTTTAACTTTATCATAATACTAATGTTTTATTTTTTTCCTAATCGTTGGTTAGCTTCTTCGATATCCAAATCAGCGATTTCATAATATCTACCCAATATGTTACCCATATCTTCATATAACGCATGTAATCTCTCATCTAACTGTCTTGCTTCAGATGCAACTTTATCAAATGATTTATCTAATTTATCTAACTCACTCATATTTCGTTTGATAGTTACTTTATCAAACCAATCATCAGATTCAGATAAGGTTAATGTTTTAGCAGCTTCTACAATACCTCCTAAAGTTTCAGCAACCTCAACAATATTAGATTGTCTGTTCATTTGCTCTTTAAAAGTTTTGTAAGTAGAAATTATTTCTAAAAAATGTTTTTTTACTTCAGTTGCTAAAGGTCTATTAGCATCCAATGATTCAGATAAACTGAATTTACCATTAACAATTTTTACTTCATTAATGTTGGTTTTTCGGATATCATTGTATCCCTTAGATACAGTTGTTCCTTGTTTAGAATCTACTTTAAATTCTATTTTATTCTCAGTTACATATTTGTATATGTCAAATCCTTTTTTCATTATACTAGCTCCGTTATAATTTCTCTCATTAAATCTTGTGCTTTACAAAAATCCCCACAAACATCAGTACCAATTTGTTTTACTACTGATTCGTTCATTGGTGTCATAAATGCTCCATGTGTAGATGGATTGGAAACAAAATCCCAACCTATTAATTCAAAATCTTCACCTACTTCTACTTTTCCCTCACCAATATTACTAACTGAACCCATACCTCTTGATGATATACCTAATAGGATACCAGCTCTTAGAAGTTCTTTAAGAATGTTTCCACTTGGCGTTGGGAGTATCTCTACGGTACCACATAAATCGTTACCTTCCCAATGAATTTCTCTTACGTTGTGAGATACGTTCTTTAAATTAATTACAGAAGAATCAGGGTGGTCTAATTCACCCAATGCTCTTCTTTCTTTAATAAGAGTTTCGTATTTTTTTGCCTCTCTTTGTAAAATTGGCATAGGATATACTCTACCATTTTGGTTTTCAGCACCAGCTCTTTGAAGAACTCCTTTAACTAAAGTTCTACCAGCGGCATCTTCGTTAACGACTCCCTTAAATAAGTTGGTTTCTATAATTAAACTTTTCATAATAGTAATCCTTATTTATATTTTTTTATTAAAGAATCAAATTCAGCTTTTGCACCTTCAGTTAATACCTCACCTATACCTTCATTAATCAATACGTTAATTGTTTCTGATATTTTAGAATTTTTAATTGATTTATTTTCCATAATTGGTCTTTCTAAAAAAGTATTTATTTCAAATGCTAATTCAGATGATACTACATCACTAATGGATTCATTTTTGTTTATTTTTTTACCAGCTTTAACAGCATCTTTGTGTGCTTGAGAATTACCATGTGCAGGTTTTTCACCTCTAGCTCTTTTTGCTCTTATGTTTGCCCATAAACCATCTCCTTCGTTTACATCCTCACCAAAAAGTTTGATTGTAAGTTTTTCATTTGGATTACCTGGTTTACCAGATAAAGCAAATGCAAAGTTCATTCTACCTTGTAGGTTAGCACTTTTTAAAGCTTTGAATAATTTCTTACTGTTAATTTTATTTTTATCAATAAAATCCTGTACTGCTGAACCTCTTGTTCCAGTTAGTGCAGAAATTCCCATTGCTTCTTTACTTGCTGATTCGTTTACTGATGTTGAACAACCTCCTTCGGTTACTCCACCACATCCACAACCACAATCTGATTTAGATTCATTTACTGATTCAATTGCGTATTTAGCTTCTTTAGCATCCCACTCTTTCTTAGACATGGTACCAACAGATTCAACACCTTTGGTGTTTAACAAGGTATCCATGTTTTTCTTCGTGAATTGTTTAGCGGTTTGTTGTGTTTTAAATACTTTAAGTAATTTCTTACCTTTATTAGTATCAATGAATGCTACAACTGAGTTCTTATCATCTCTCATTGCTTTCAAACGATTGTTGAAGTTAGCATTACCAACCTCACCTTTATCTGAACCCATTCTTTCGTTTGTTGATTCATCGGCTTTTTTACCAGCTCTTAAATCTGCTAAATCATCTGCTTCAATATCACCATCACCATCAACATCTAATTCTTTTTGCCCACCAACTAATGCTTCGTTCTTTTCTCCCTTAGCATCCCAAGCGGCATCAATTTTATTAAAAAATGCTTTCTTTTCCTCATCACTCATTGATGGGATTGATTTTCCGGCTTTTTCTAATGCATTTTTAAAAAACACTTTGTAATCAGCTTCTTCAGCCATTACTGTTTTTAAAGTTTCTTTAATTTGGTCTTTGGTAATATTCATAGTTGTAGTTCCCTATTAAAATCTTGCAATAGAAGTTGCAATATTGTTAAGTCTTTCTCTAATTTTTGAAAGGTTTTTTTGAGTTCGTTTCCAATACTGGTCTGAATGAACATCACCTTCCTTTTTAATCTTACCATACCAACCTACAAATTTTTCTATTTCAGAAAGTTGTTTGTTAACACCAGAAATTCCTTTTCCAATTTTTGCTTTTGGTGAAGATTCATCTTTTTTTAATTCATGCCAACGATTTTCGTTAACCTTTTTATATCCAGTTGATTGGTTTATTCTTTTTGTAAATGCATCATCGTTTTCAGCATCCTCATCCGTACCATCGGTTGATTTAAAAGCATTTGGAGTATTATACCCAGCTATATCACCAGTTGTAGTTGCTTCATCTAAATCCAACTCATCTTGTTCGATTTCAGCAATTAACTCCTCAATATATTTCTTTAAGTTATTTCCCATTTAATCTATCCTTCAATTCTTTGATAAGTTCATAAGACATCATAATTGATGAAACGTGATTATCTGAAACTACTTTTCCAATTTTAGCTTTAGAAAGTACATTTGCCGTTTCTCCTAATTTAATTTTAGTAACTTTATCACTAATTTTAGAATTAATTGATTTAAGTTCTTTTACAATTAATGGAATTTGTGTTTCAACGTATTCTTTGAACTTAGTTGTATTACTGATATTATTTATATATTGCTTTAATAATTCTCTTTGATTTTCATCTAAGTTAGAATATTTCTTATTAAAGGTTTCAATTAATATCTTATAAGTAAGTAATCTTAAATCTTTATCTTGCTTTTTGTAAGATTCTACAATTTTTTTAGCTTCATCAGCTTTTTCAACAATTACAGATGGTTTTGATGTAATATTTTCAATGAGGGTAATCTTAGAATTAAATACATCTTTAACATCGTAGTTATTAAGCTTCTTAGATTCAAATACTTTGTAGATTGATGCTAATACTTTATAGTTTGATATAGGTGAAGAAAGGAAATCATCCATATTGAATGATTCGTTAATCTTTTTAATAAGATTATATTTTTCTCTTTGCAGTTTAATCTGGTCAATTCGGTTGTGAGCCTCATTTACTGTATCTATGAACTTCTCAGCTCTTGATTCTGAGTTATACTTTTCCTTCATAAGAAGTTCATATAATCTCAATTCTTTATTCAACTCTGTTCGAGATGAAAAGAATTCTTGCACAATGTGCTTAGCCTTTTCCGTGGCATCACCATTTAAAACTTCTAATGTAATTTGTCTTACAAGAAGTTCAAATAATATACCTGTGTTTTTGAATTTTGAATGTTTTACCCTCTTCATTTTAGTTTTTATCCTATAATAATATATTCCTATACAAAAAATCTATTGTATATAAATATAACTAAATTTTTATTTATTAATTTTTTTAATCATCTAACAAATTATCATCACTTAAAAAGTCAGATTTCTCTGCAATAACTCTCTTTTTTGATGATACTCCATTAACATATTCCCTAGCTATTTTACCTGCTTTTTTAGTTGCCAACGATTCATTCTTTTTTAAAGCTTTGTGATTTTCTTTTGCTCCTAATGGGTCTCTACCATATGGATGTTTATCTTTTCCATAAGTATTTCCTTCTCTTGGTCTACCACCTTTATCCTTTAATTCGGTTTTTAATTCTTCCAAATCATCTTCAACATCAGTTGGTTCAGGTTGTAGTGCTGGGTCATTACCCTCATCCTCAATAGAACGATATCTGAATCTATCTTTTAAATCATTAACCATTTGAGTTTTCTGATAATCAATTTCATCTGCACTCATATTAAATATATTCTCATATGCCCACTCTTTTGAAATCATATTCAATTGGGTAATATCAGAAACTAATCTTACTTTTTCACTCCAAAGGTTTACCTTCTCTTGCTCATAAATTGTAGATGGGTTTACCAATGATAATTCAAAATCTACCATATCAGTACCCTCAACACCTTGAGCGGCTAAATGAGTTACTGCTATTTTAGTTAACTCAGAAATAAGAGTTCTTTGGATTCTTTCAATTGTTCTTGCAAATCTTACATCTTCTGCAGCAAGAGTTGCTTTACCATTTACATTCTCATCATACCCCAAATATGCTTTTGGAATTTTAAGAGCTGCAAATAATTTATTCTTTAAGTAATCAATATCCTCAATAGCTGTATATTGTAATCCACCCAATGAATCAATTTCAGTACCACTATCACCACCCCTAACCGGTAAGAAGAAATCTTCAGTTAAGTTTTGGATGTTGTACTTTAAGTTATAATCACCAGTATTTTTGTCAACAAATGGAGTTTTCTTCATTTTGTTGATAATCTTCTGCATGTAGTTATCTACTTCTTGCGGTGGTATGTTACCAATATCAATTTTGAAAACTCGTTTATCCGGAGCTCTCATAATTCTATGAATCAACATAGCATCTTCCATAAGAGAAACTTGCTTCCAAATTCTTCTGCCATTTTCAATCATTGCCTTTCCATAAGGAAGGAAGTTGGTATCTGATAATAATCTGAAGTGTACTACCTCATAGTTCTCATATTCACCTTTCCCATTAGGGTCATGCATTACTTTGAACTTTACATAGTTTGGATTGTTTGGGTCGGTATTTTCCAATCTTTCAGTTTCGTAAACTGGAAGTGGTTTTACATTAATGATACCCGCACCTGGCTGAATTTCTTGTAATAAGAAAAAATCACCATACTTAACCATATTACGGGTCCAAGACCAAAGGTTGAACTCTACATTAAGAATATCATAGAAAAGGTTTTCTAAGATTTCTTTAACTCTTTCATTTTGTGTTTTGATTTGAATTACTTCTCCAAATTCGTTTTTCAAAGTACATTCATCAGCATATATATCCAATGCAGATGAGATAATAGGGTCATTATCCATTGCATCATAATCTCTGAATAATTCCCTGCGAACTTGATGGTATGCCATTGATTGAGCTGCCATCTGGTCTCCATAAAAAGAACGCTGGAGTTTGGTGTACCTATCCCTTAAATTCATTAAGTTAGTACCTCCTTGCTGTCTATCATCAACATCAACTACTTTCCTTTTCCCATCCTTATCAATCTTTACGATTGCTTGGGTTGAAAATAGTTTAGTTAATCTATCGAAGAATGAACTGTTTTGTTGTTCTGCCATTTTATTTTCTTTATGTTATAACCTAACTAAGATACAAAAAATTAATGATATATCCTAATTTATTACCAAGCTTTACAACTCCAATACCTTGCTCCAGTTCTTGGACCAGGTGTATCACAATTATGTCTAGCTCTAAATGCTTTTTTTCGTTCTGGATTATCCTTCTTAATTCTCATAGTTTCTTCACCAGCTTTTTTAGCCGATGTTCCACCATGTCCGAAGTTAACCTTTACAACATTTCCCTTTGGATTTTTAACATACACTTTAAACTTCTTAACATCACCTCTCATAGGTTTGTTAAGTTTAACATCTCTACCTTGATATTCAGCTTCGTTTACTTCTTCCTTTAAATTAGATAAAAAGTCTACAAATTCTTTNAAATCCTCATAGTTCTCTACATCATATTCGAAAATATCCTCTTCAAAGATATTTTTAAATTCGTTGTATAGTTCAGAAGTGTAGTTTTGCATGTTTAAAATCTTATAATTAACTTATCTATATAAATATAACTTTTTTAAATTACAACCATTTTGATAGGTCCTCAGTAGAATCACCGATTTGCATTTGCCAAGGGTTTTCCTCCATATCGTTACCACCATATACTCCACTATAAGTATAAGATGAAATACTATTAATAGCCTGTTTGGTCAAATCTATTCCCTCTTGTCTTAATCTAAGTGAGGTATCTCTTACCCAAAGTGATATTGCCAATGCCATTGTAAGGTCATCATTGTAACCTCGCATTGCTTCAGCCCTACCATTGTTCCATATAAATGTAAATAATTCATCTATGGTTCTTACTGAACGAATTATGATAGATTTTTCTCTCACATACTCTTCCAACTTTGAAATAATCAAAGGTCGGGTTCTTGATGTTGTTGAGAACCCAGCTACCATATTTCTATCCTCTGAACGATATTTATTTGATAATTGATTATCCACATCCACATACTTCAAATCCTTAGATGTATAGTATAAGTTGGAATAACCTCTGTCTAATACTTGTTGAATAGCTGCCCAACCAATATTTGCGTTTTCAATTACTAATAATGCGTTGTTGTATTCGGTTGCAAGGGATACTAAAAAATTTCCAAAATCCTTTGTATCCAACTTACCTCTATATTCTGCTACTTGAGCAGATGCTTCAACATCAATAACGTGTGCGGTAGAGTAATCCGAAGAATCTCCCCTCGCAACATCGGCAGAAACTATATATGTTTTACTGTAGTTTGGGTATTCCCATTTCCAAAGGTTTCCATCAAATCCACCTTTTTCAATTGGGTCTTGTACATAGGTATCTTTATAAAATTGTAGAAGTTGTGGTTCGATTACACTATCCCCAGAAGATACGAAATCACAATCACATTCTTGTGCTGCTCCTTTTGGTCCTAATAAAACTTCTTGTTCATCTCTCCAATCTTGCTCTCTTTCTGGATGTACACTCCAATGAATTCTGATATTGTTGAATGAGTTTGTTCCATCCTCAGAACCTACCCAAGTTTTGTGGAAAAAGTTTCCAACCCCATTTGGTGTAGAAAGGATAATTGCGTTACCACCCGTTGATAAAGTGGATTGTGCAGATACCCAAATTTCTTCAATCTTATCGATAAATGCCGCCTCATCAAATACTAATAAGTGATAGTGCTTCNGAACGACCTGCATCACCTGCNGCAGATGTTGCTTTGATTTGAGAACCATTTGCATATCGTAGAGATAGTTTGTTATCCTCTACCGTTGTTAGTTTTAACCAACTTGGTAGGTATTGATTCATAACTCTTACCTTAGTTACTAAGTTCTTAGCAACCTCTTGTTTTGTTGCAATAACCAATACGTTAAAGTCATCATTGAATAACATTTTCCAAAGTGAAAAACCAGCAGTCAATGTTGAGATACCAGTTTGTCTTGATTTTAGAATAATATTATAACGATGGTCTTTAAACTGAGTTAGTGTATCCTCTTGAAACGGAAAAAGGTGAAAAGGTATTTTACCTCTCACCGGATGTTGAATCATACAATATTTTCGCATGAAGTATATCGGGTCTTTTGCACATTTTTGATATTCTTCAGCAATAATTTGCTTTAATGTTTTTTTAACGTCAGCCATATATTATTGTACTGCTAAAATAGTAAGTGCACCAATTCCGATAAAAGTTCCCACTTTATATAAAAACGTTTTTCTTCGTTGTCCTTTTAGTTCTTTTTGTAATTCTAATGATTTTTTTGCTTCTAAATTAAATTGGTCATCCTTTTTAACGATGATTGATTGTAAGTTTAAAACCTTACCATTTAAATTAGTAATTACACTATCTTTTAAGATAAGTTTATCATTAGATAATTTCAACAAATCATTAGTCTCTACCAATTGAAGTTTTAATCCATCAAATGTTACCAAATCTTTAATTACCAACTTTACTATCGGAACTTCCAGCTTCACCACCGAGTCCGTTTTGATAACGGTCTGTGAAAAACTTGACAAGCTCATCGAAAGTAAGAACATCAACATTATTAACTTTTTCATTAGTTTTGTTTTTTATTGTTGTAATATTTGATTGAACTCTATCGATATCACTATCAATCAATTCAATTTCAGAATGTAACGATTCTATTTTGAAATCTAATTCATCATTTGCTATTGCAATTGAATCGATATCACTTTGAATAGAATCTATTTTTTGATTAAAAGATTCAACATTGGTTCTGATATCTCTTGTTGTAAAGATGTTATATCCAGTTAATCCCAATATAACAATCAAAATTAAATAGCTCTTATTATCTTTCATTTTTTAAAATTAAAGTTTAGCAACCAATTCATAATTTTTATCTTTCAATAATTCATATGCTTCGTTTCTTTTTTCAATAACTTCAGTAAGTTCTTTCTTACCATTTTCGATATCAGATTCTATCTGAGCTTTTAATGTTTTAACATCTTCATTTGATGACCACTTTTCAACTGAACCATCATCATTTACATATTCGTGAATGTTGGTAACTTCATTAAGAGCTTGATTCCATTTTTCTAAAACATCAGTACCATATGCAGCCATATTTGAATATACTTTATATTGCTCATATGCCTCCCATAAACCATCTTGTTTTATTTGGAATTCTCGTTTAGATAGACAACCTGCACAATAACCAGTTTTAGAAATTAATTTCTTATCGGCATTTGAATACTTATTAACTATATCACAATCATCAGCCTTACAATTAGAAATAGAATGTAAATAATTTCTAATTTCACTTATAGCATTACTATTTTTTGATTGCTTTACTCTACCATAATCTTTTTGTTCCCAAACGTTTCCAGCTTTATCTTCCCAAATATCACCAACTTCTCTGGTAACATCTTCTTTAATATCAGAAAATCCTATTTGAGTATTTTTTGCATACTCACCAGTATGAACCATATCAGCCAACTTTCTACGAGTTGGGTGCATGAACTTTCTACTAAATTTTTTACTATCTCCCATAACGATTTATATACTTATATATATAAGTATTGAGTTTTTTACTATTCGTAAAATAATCCTAATATCTGATTCAATGGTGCAAAGGTTCCAGTCAATTTGAAAGTTTTTCCACCATACACAAATACAATACCCTCATTCGGAACAATCTTATCTTTACCACCAATTGCGTTCAATCTTTGTAGTTCTAATTTAAGTTTAGCTATCTTCTTTTCATCACCACTTTTTCGAACATCTTTAATAGTTTGGTCTAATCGTTTCTTCATATCCCTAACCGCTTTATCAGGGTTTGCTGTAAGTACTGAACTCATAAATGAAAGTATATCAGCTCCTACACCTAAGAAGATATCTTCAAATGGTCTAATATTATCTTTAGCTATCTTAGCATGGTCATTCTTATCAATTCCCTTTGCCCATTCTAAGGTTTTTTCATCAGGTAAATTCTTCTTATCTAATCTGAATGTTTTATTATAAAATGCCCATCTCTTAACTAATCCCATTAGAGTTCTATTATCTAATTTAGTTGGTGATTTCTTAGTTACAAAATCCATCCAAAAGGCTTGATGATAATCAGCGATTCCATCGTTATCTTTTAACTTAAACTTAGATTGAAGTTTTGATATTTGTGAATTATATTTACCCTTTAAAGATGATAAATTTTTACTTTTAGGTAATTGATTTATTGGAGGGCCTTGAATTGTGTAGGCCGATTGTACATCTTGATTTACTTGCTTAATCATTCCAGCCAAAATCTTAGCTGCATCTTGATTTTCACCAATTGCTATACCATCTTCATTATACTCCATTGTTCCATGGAATACCAATAGAGCTTGTCCGTAAGGAATTACGTTTACTGATGTTGGGTAGATAACTTCTAAGTTCATAAAACAACTACCGCCTTTAAATATTTTTTCTCTTTGCTTTTCAGAAAGTGATGAAATTGCTTTTGATAAATCATTCATAGCAAAATTATATGCTTTTTCCAATTCACCTCTACCAGCAAACTTCATTGCTACTCCTTTGATATCCAATGCACCAGCACCTTTGTTCTTTAAGTGTCCTTTGTTTCTAGCAGCAACTAATCTACCATTTACCCAACTTATTGCTAGAGCTTGTCCATCGGTTTTTTCTCTAGCCAATTCTAAGTTACCTTCCAATGCTTTGTTTACAATATCTTTTAATTGTCCAAAGGTAAGATTGATTTCAGTATCAAATGGATGATTCATATGTCCATATGCCCCACCTTCAGTTAGTAGAACCTCATTTAGTAATTCTTTTAATCTTATCATTTCTTCACTTTGATTATTAGTTGATTCAGTAATACCACCACCTAATGCTGGTTCGTAATATTTTTCTTTTGGTTCTTTATCAAACTTATTTCGTAATCGTTTCAGTTCTTTATTATGGTCATCAATCCATTTTTGGTCTGGGTAACCATGTGGTACCACTTCTTCAATTGAAGCAAGTTTAGTATAGTATTTTGGGTCCTCATACAAATGGTCTAATGCTATTTCTTTAGCTATATCAGTATCAACCGTATGTTCCATTTCAACTTTAATTCCTTTTTGAAATTCTAATGTTAACTCATCTAAACCAACATTGTGGTGTTTAGCTATATCAGATATCCCCATACCTTTAGATAACCCACCAGGAATTTTATCTTCAAACTTATACTCAGGTGATGAAGTTTTGAAATCATCTTTTCTCATTATGGTTTTAGCGATTACTTTATTCGCCTGCTTCATAAATGGAATGTTGATGTTTGTTCTATTATCCTTTGCTACAATCTGATTATATTGGTTAAGGAAACTAACAAATTCTTTTTTCTTTTTGCCCAATCTTTTAAAGAAACCAATCAATTCTGCATTTGATACTTCTTTTCCATTTCTTGGGTCATTTAACCTATCAAAAAAATGTTTACCAGTAAGAACTACATCAACTGGATTAAGTTGTTTATCTGCAAATGTATCAATTTTTACCAAATCTGCCATTGGTATTTCATTAATAGGTTCATTGTAAGAACCATTGAATTGATTTGATACATCAATTAGTTTATCGATTGGTAAATCAACTTTAATTGATTGGATATTGGAATCTTTATCCGAATTATAAGCTGCCAATGCTCTATGATGTCCATCTAAAATATAATTATCATTTGATACAATGATTGGGTTATTGGATTCACTATCCATCATTTCCTTTACCTTTTCTAAATCTATTTTAGATTGAGATGAGTTTAAAGATGATACTGGTTGTAAATCTATTTCAAATTTAATATTTTTAGATTCCAAATATTCTAAGTAATCTTCTGTTGAATCGTTATCTATTTGGGGTAGTTTATCTCTTTGAATCCCCAATGTATTTTTTAATCTAACAATTTCAGATTCAGATATACTTTCTTTTGAAAACATTTTCATTTTAACATTAGAATCCACAAAACGAACTTTAATATTTTGTTGTTTGTAATANCTATTCAAAGTTCTTACCAAATCACTAATTGCAGATTTTACCTTTTCTTTATCTTCTGGTTTATAAACCCAAAAGAATTCCTTTGGAAATAATTCACCAACTATATTAGCTATTGAAATAGTTAACGATGCCTCATTTAATGTAATACCTAAGAAGTTTTCCTTCAAAGGTTTCATACCATTTTTAACTCTAACTTTATTTAACTGCTTAATAATCTCTTTTTGTTTTTGAGAATTAGGCATTGTTTTTAATGCTTGAGTTGTTAGTTTGTATATAAGAGTTCTATCCTCTGATGATAATTCCTCTACAATATTGTTGGATTCTTTCCAATTTTTTAATGCATCAAAATCATAATCTTTTAATTGAGAATCCCAACCACAATTATGGCAAAGATATTTACCAGTATCATCAGATTCAATCTCCCATTGATGATTACACTTTTCACATTTAATTTCTTCACCAGAAAATTCAACTATAACATTTTCTTCTATCAATCTAACTTTTAAGACTGGTTTACCATTTATAGTAATATCACCTTTTTCATTCTTACCAATAGTTTTAACTACAATACGTTTGTTTTTAAACTTACCACCTAACACAGTATCACCCACATTGATTGGTATGTTAATATCTTCCGTTACAATATTGGTATTTGGGTCTTTTACTTTTTTAGTTTTTTCAGCTTCAGTTTTATCAGTATCAATATCGATTGAGTCGATTACCGAATACCCTACTAAACCAGCTAAACGAGTAATGTGTTTAAGCCACAATTTATAAGCTTGTGAACCATAGAAATCTTTTTGGTTAGTTGCAGTTGTTTTACCAATTACACCGGCAGGAAATGCCGTTACTGCTTTTACAGGTCCTTTTGGATAAATTGGATGTGGGTCAATATCAGTAAGTTCATCACTCATAATTTGTGATAGAACTTCATAACCAATTTTTTCAGCTCTTTTTTTAGATACCCTATCAAACGATGCGTATGATGGAAATAAAAAGTTAGGACCATCATCTACTTCAGATTTACTACCAACTTGAGATGCTTCTTTGATTAATTCAATATTATTGATTAACCAATTTTCAACTATGTGTTTTGGTATCCAAATATTTTCTGAAGTTATTTCTGGAAGTTGTGATAACTTACCGGCAATGAATTTAAATATTTTAGGATTGAACTTACCATATGCTCGTTTGGTAAAGAACTCTTTCTTATCTTCATCAGAACCTCTTCGCAATCCCATTCTAACATCGGTTCCACTTATTGGATTAGATTGTTGAGGAGCAATGTAAACATAACCCTTATCTCTATATCCTTCAAAATCTAAGTTATCCTTATAAGGAGTGAAGTATTTACCCCCCAATCTACTAGCATCCTTCTTACCAACCACAGTAATAAATGCGGTTGTATCTTTATCAAACTTACCCATTATTTCAGTAGGTTGATATGGATTCTTTACTTCAACGATTTTGTTTGATGGAATACCAAACATTGTCATCATTACTTGCTTCTTCTCTTTGAAGTTAAAAGGTGATTTTTGATTATCGGTTTTATTGGATGTTCCGATATAAACATTATCTTTTCCAAACTTCTTTACTAAGTGAGAGTAGGTTGCGTAATGACCCCTATGAAACGGTTGAAAGCGGCCAGCGTAAACTACAACTTTGTTGTCTACACTGTCCGCTTCCAATAATATACTTTCTACTAAAAATTGAGATAATTCGTTCATTGTAATAGTACTATTTACTTTGTACTATATAAATATACGATTTTATTCTTTTACAATTTGAGGACCAGATTGTTCAGATTTCATTTGTTCTTTAATAGCTGGATTATAGGTTAATGTNCCCTTTTCCAAATCTATTTGGCCTCTTGGATAATCTTTTTCCAAATCTGCTAATAATTCTCTAACCTCTTTATTAGTATTTTTGAATTGTTCTTCATTACTTTCAAGGATTTCATCTAATTTGACAAGTTCTTCGGATAATTCTTTCTTACGAAGATAGATTTGACCAAATGAGCTTACTAACCCATTAAGTTCATTATTCTTATCCTTAACTTTATCAACTAAAATTGCATCTATGTCAATTGTAATCAATTCGATTTGTTGTTTTTGTTCGTTTGCCATTTTATTTTTAATTAAAAATTGTTTTTGAATTCATATATAAATATATCTAAATTATATTTTCAGAAACCACACTTACACCTCTTCGTTGTACAACTTGAGCTGAACATTTGTTTCCAAAAATTATTGATTCACTTATATCTTTTGTTTCTAAATACTTTGTAGTGAATCCTGCTACAAATGTATCCCCTGCTCCAGATATATCCATAATTTCAACTTGCTCAGTTGGATATGTATTTTTTAAATACATACATCCATCTTTATCAAGTGTAATTATTAACTTTTCCAAAATCCATTCATTGTTTTCAATAAATGATTTATTATTTTCATATTCAGTTCTATTAAGTTTTATAAACTTTAAATCAGTACACCAATCCCCTAATTTCTTTTTAGTATCACAAATTGTGTTTGGGTGATTAAATGCAATCTTAGCAATATCATCTTCTGATAAAAATCCTTTATTATAATCGGAGATTACAATCATCTCATATTCCCAATAATTGATATTTGATTCTTTTAAATTTATTTGCTCTACACTATCACCATCATCTACTCTTAAAAGTAATTGATTAAAAGTTTCATCTACATAACGTTTTTTAATAATATGAGTTGAGTGATTATTAATTATATCAACATCGTTACCTAATGCAAGTAAATTAGCTTTTACATTTCCAGCCATACCTACATTTGTTTTCGTATGGGATTCAATAAAAACAGGTGCAGGTCCTTCAGGTGATAATCTAGTACATTTACCATATACAAATTTATCTACACAAACTTCACCAATAACTAATATCTTATTCATTTGTTAAAATTTTAGTTGTACTNAAATTATCCATACGATTAAAATAAAAAATTTCATTTGNATATTCAGAACCTATGATTGGTTTATCTTTATAATCAGAACCAATAACAAATATATCTGGTTGAATCATTTTTATCCAATTTTTCAACTCCATATCACTATCAAATATGATAACATCAGTTACACCTTTTATTTGTAGTAAATTATACTTTCGTTCATTTTGATTGTGAAAAGGTCTATCTTCACCTTTTAATTCTTTAACTCTCCTATCGGAATCAATTCCAATAACAATTCTATNACCCAATGAAGTAGCATATTCAATCATCTTAAAATGTGCATGATGTAAAACATCAAAACATCCGTTTAACCAAATCTTTTTCATTATAGAAATTGTTTTAATTGGTTAATTACCATTTCCGATGTGATAGATTTAGTACATTCGAATTGCCTATCAGTACCTTTGTGGTCTGGACACCAATTCCAATCACCTGCATCTAATCTTAATCTATTGAAACATCCACCACATTTATCTTTAGGTGAAGTTATTCTTACACAATCTTCCATTTCTGCCCAATCATATGAGAACCCACTAATNANAACNGTCTTTGTTCCCAATGCCCAACTTAACCAACTCAATCCACTACCAATACCAATAAATGCTTTTGATTTTCTCATCTCATCCATTACGGATTCTAATGGTCCTTCTGGATGTTTAATTATTCCATTTGGGTGTTTGTTACCCATATAGCCTGATTTTTCTTTNGATAGGAGCTTTACCNTATAACCTCGCTTATTTAACCAATCTACAACATCTTGCCAACCATTTGGATTGTTCCAATATTTTGGTTGAGCAGTTCCATGTATTGCAATCGTAATTAACTTATCATCTTTTTCAACAGTCGATGATGGCATTATAGGTTTTACTTCTTTGTATTCCATACCTAAAATATCAGAACACATTTTTTGTAATGGTTGTTTTAAAAAATTAGTTGGGTTTTTTAAACCATTTACATTACTATCTTTAGTATAAAATAAACCAACAGAATACATTGCGTATAAATCTTTAGCGGTATCACCTGGTTTGATAAACTCAATGTGAGGATATTGATTTTCAAACATATGGTTATGGAATGTTGATAAAATTAATTTACAATTATGATGTTTACCAAATTCATCAGCCATCGGAACCCATGCCAATGTATCACCTAATGCTCTAGAATCCAATGCTATATAAATTCTCTTATTATCACAATTAAAATTATGAGTATAAAATAATTTATCATCTTCAAATACTTTGATTTGCCACTTTACATAATACTCAATACTACACTTTGCCCAACAATTATTTGCTATGGTAGTTTCATATCTAACAGTATCAGTTGTTGAATCTATAAATTGTATTTTATAGTTAGCTTTGTGGCTTCCATTTATTTGAACTTTAGGTCCATTAATAAATGTTATTGAAACAGTATTCTGGATTTTTTGTATGTTGTTTGTATTTTTTATTAAGTTTTCGTAAATCATACATTCCAAGTTTTTAAAGTTTGGTCAATTATTGAAAATCCTTCAGATTGTTTACAATGTAATTTATTAGTTGTATATCTAAGTTGTGGATTATCTCCAAATATTACATTCATCCAAATATCCCAACCATCCCAAGGTGAATCATTAAATCTATCAATCCACCATTGCTTTGTTCTATTAGGAACTAAGTAACAATGTGCCAAATCTTGGTTATTTGCGGTTTTACTAAAATAATCATCTATTTTTTCTTTATGTCTGGATAGGTTGTTTGCGAATGAGATTTGATATACGTTATCTCTCTCTGAAATAAAACATGCCTTATGAATTACCTCTGCAAATTCTTCTAATGTAGAGTAGATATATGCATCTGCTTCAAATATTAAAGTATAATCATATTCATCACTCATAGTTTCAATAGCATCACGATGTGCCATAAAACACCCATAATGTGGACCTGTAATTGGTCCTAATCCATTACCAAAATCACCTGGCTTATCAGCTATATGTTGAGGTCTCCTACAAAAATGAGCAGGTGGTCTACCATTATATACTTCATTTATAATAGGAGTATAATCTATTCCAAATTTTTCCAATTGTTGTAATGATAAAGAACTAATCTTTTCCCTAACATCATTTGGTTTAGTCATCAAATGTTTAATTTGAATCTTTGGCTTTTTCCTAATGAAACTACCAGAAGAAACTTTTATTTGATTATAAAATTTGTTATTAACTGCTCGTTTTACATTATCATTTAATGTATAACCATAACCACTAATGATTCCATTTGGCTTTACTTTATGATACCAACTATCTAAATCGGATAAAACCGAATCATATTCTTTGTTAGCATCTAACATTANATAATCAATAGAGTTATTTAAAAAATGATTTGATGCTGATTTGGAAGTATCTTTTATGATTTCAAAATTTCCATAATTGTTTGAAATTATAGTGTTTTGCATAAACTCATAAAACACATCACCACCAAATGAATTTACAGTTTCTATTTCAGTTGTAGAACTATTACTTCCTTTAAATGTATCAACAGAATATAATTTAATATTCTTTTTAGATTCAGTTATTTTATTAGTTAAGTAATTTGTAGATTTTCCTAACCAAGAACCAACCTCAACAAATGTTGAATTAAATGGAGTAGTATTTACTACATCATCATAAATTTCTTTATAAGAAAACTCACCGGGTATTTCATTTAAACGAGGCTTTAAAGTTTCTAATATAATTCTCTTAGTATTATTTAGATTTCCATCAATATATGTTACCAATTCATTATTATCATATGTATCCAAATATGTATCTAATCTTCTAAATATAGAAGGTAGTTTATATGATAATGCTTCCTTAATAGATAATGGATTTAATTCCATCGTAGAACTGAAATAGAACATATCAGCAGCTTCATAGAATTTATGTACATCATTACGTTCTCCCCATATAATACAATTAGAAGGTCTTGTTTTCATAAGTGGCATCCAATAACCTTGAAAGTTTTGAGCTTGATTACCAACAAAATGAAATTTGATTTTATATTTTTCTAATTGCCTAGCTACATTGAATATCTCACTTTGATTTTTACCTCTAGTGAATAATCCAACATTTAACACATGCACCCAATCATCTTCAAGTCGTAGTTCTTCTCGTGCTTTACTTTTATCAAACTTATAATCTTCAATAGGATATTCCCATATAGTAGTATCAACTCCCAAATGTTCAAACTTTCGTCTACTCCACTCAGATACCAGAACATATCTATCAGGTTGATATCTGATTTCGTCTGGGTTTGTTAAAGAGCCATGTGTAGAAACTACAATAAAGTATTTTCTATCTTCTTTACCAAAGATTTTGTTTAATATTTCATCTCCTAAATAATGTTGAGGGATTTCTGTAAAATGAACTATATCCGGTGATTCCGATTCAATAATATCTATTAATTGAGATTTATCCGGACCCAAAGTGTGTAATATAGCTAATTTTTTTATTTTATTCTTTTGGACTACAAATATATCAGAATGGTTTTGTATTTCAACCACCTGAATTTCATAATCATTAATAAAATGTTCGATTTGCTTTAAAAGATATTGAGGCATTCCACCAGTAGATAGGTGTGATGTTACATATAAAATCTTTTTGCGTTTTTTTGCCATATTGAATTATAACTTATTTAGTGTAACTATACACTACATAACAAATATACGAAATAAAATTTAAAGTACCAAATTTATTTTTAATAAATTACAGTACCAGCTTCTAAATCAATTTGTCCGTTTGGATACTTCTTATCCAACTCAGCTAATTCAATATTCATTTCGGTTACAGACTTATCAACTCGTGCACCATATTCGGCTTCCAATTTATCAGTTTCATCCAATTGTTGTTGAAGTTGTCTTTTTCTAATAGATAATTGACCTAAAGCAATAACCATATTGTTTTGCTCTTCTTGAACTGCTTTCAATTTATCAATTACTTCTTGTTCTAATGTTTCCGTTTTTTGTTCCATAACGTTATTTTATTTATATATAAGTATATAAGTTTTTGGTTTTACGAACTATATGGAGAATCTAAATTTGAAGTAGGCCATAAATTATACAACTCATCAATAGTTTCAAATGAATCAGTTGTAATTGTATTTGGAAAATTCCTTAATGTATTTTTTTGAGAAGCAATATTAGATTGTTGAGATGTATCATTTGTTTCCAATGCTTTCATAAACTCAACATCCAATTCTACAAATTTTTTAGTTCTTTCGTTACGAAATGTTTCTAAAAATCTACTTAACGCTTTTTCTTTATTTAAATAATATCCCATTATAATTCAATTTCATTTTCTATACAATATTGACCAAAAGAACCACTATAAGATTGAGCAATTCCATCTGAATTAGAATAATCCCAACTATAATCATCTAATCTGATTGGCAGTTGTGATTCGGAAACAAACTCATATCTACACCCTACATTAACCGAACGATATGCATACCAATGTAAATAAGATTTATATGTTTCTAATGATGAAGATGGTATATCCTCAACTTCCAATGATGCAATGCCTGTTATAACAGTTCCGTTATCATTAGGCTCTAATTCACTTATTATTAACAATCTTTCCATATTTTTTTAATTATCCAAACATTACAAAATAAAATTCATGAGGGTCTTTATCACCATTACTATCATTATCTTTGAAGTTAATAGTAACCGATGGGAGTGTCGGATTATCAGCGTTAGCAGTATCTATACCAACAGCGTTGACATATTCATCATTTCCAGCGGTGGTGTTATTATAATATGGTGAAGAACTTTGCCATCTACCGTGAGAAGAAGCAAAAGCGACACCATCCCAATCACTTAGTTCACTTTGTAAATTTACCCTATATACTCCCGTACTAATTCTGGTTACACTAGCTACATTTATTTTAGGGCCCGAAGCTGTAACAGATGGACCAGAACTACTGATGGTTACCTTACACATTGCTCTTGTTAATGGATATGCCGGGTCTTGGTAGTTTATAGATGTATTACTCTGCCCATATGTTTTAGGATACCCACTTGCATCTGGTGCTATTGAGTAACGAGGAACAAAATAATCTACTCTAGCTCCCCCAATTTGAGTTATCCACGGATTTCCAGCAGTTGTATTGGTATCTGCTCTAAATACTCTATCATCACCAGATGCAACTTGGAATCCACTATCATTTATTTCAGTACCAGCGTTTGTTGATTGTCCAACTAATGTATCACTCTCAACATCAATAGAAAGTTGAACTCCACGCAGATTTGTGAAATCAGATGAAAATCCTGCTTGAACATATCCAGCATAACTGCTTTCAAATGTTAAATAATAAGTTACTCCAGATGATAAAGATACTACTTTTGATTTCGTAGTATTTGGGTAATATGCTCTCTCCGTTTCAGGATAAGAACTACCAGCTGCGTTGTGAGAAATGATATCATTTGATACATAGTTTACATACTGAGGTACAGTTAATGTATAAACCATTTCTTCACCAAAAATTTCTTCAACAGAATCAACAATTGATAGTTTTATATCATTACCATCTTTTACATAGATTTTGGTTTCTCCAACAACAATATCACTTACTTTAATTTGCTTACCACCATCTAACCAAAAACCATGAGTATCGGAAACTTCAACCGCCTTTCCACCAGCAGTAACTCTGAAGGTAGAATTAACACTTCTACTATGTATTTTTGAAATATCTGCTTCAGTATATTTTCCATTTACCTCATCCCAAGCTAATATTTTATGTTCTTTGGTAATATTTTTTGCGAGAATAGTAGTACCATCAGATAAAGTTAATTTAGTATTACCAACAACAGATATCGGACCTCCAGTAGAATCAAATCCATACGCCTCTGCATCATATTGACCTATTGTAGTAACAATAGTACCAGTGGCACTACCCTGTCTTATTCTAATAAATGTAGTTGCATTTAGGGTACTACCAGCACCGGTTGCCTCAACATAACTGTTGTTAATACTTGGGTCAAATACAATTGAATAAACACCAGTTGTACCAACAGTAAAAGTACTTGACCTGGTTGTAATTTGGGTTTCGAGTACAAATCCATCATTTGAATTTCCATATGCCGAAAAAGTTTCAGCCGCATTTGCGTTATAGTAACCACCAGCGGGTGAATTAAAGGTAACCGAAGCGGCTGCTCCGGGGTCGAATAAAGAAGTATCGGTATTCAGCATTACCTTTGGTGTTAAAGATGCGTTTCGTATTTCTATAAATTCATCAGTTGCGTTTAATTCTATTTGTCCATTTTGTGATGAAATTGCAGATGAATCAACTATCCACGCACCAATAGCACCATCCGTTGCGGTAACAGTTCCCCTAAATGAACCCGAGCCAGCAAATAAATTACCTTCGGTTGTTACTCTAAAATTATATTGACCAGAACCAGGAGAAGTTTCACCTACTAATATCTCAGAACCTTCAATAATAGAACCAGTACCTAAAAGTTGAACATCGGATAACCTTATTGAACCAGATTCATATATAAAGTAAGATTGAACTCCTGCTGAAGATGTTACAAAGGAAAGTACAGGTGAACCAGCATTATATCCAATATAGATACCATCATCACCAAAACCTTCACCAGCATCAATATCCTGCCCAATTTGAATTCTTGGATTTGCATTTGAATTGGCATTATCCGCATTTAATGCGATAACTGGATTTGAACCATCCGAACCTATGTTTACAGTTCTATCAGCGTAAACATCTTGTGCAAACAAAATATCAGTTGCTACTGATGTAAACTCTGCTCCAAATGATGTCCAATCACTTCCTCCAACTGGATTATCCCAATTGGTTGTTCCACTATCCGCTTCGTTATCAACGATATAGTAACTATCATCACTACCTTTTACAACATCAGTTCTTTGTGCGGTTTGATAATAAATGTTACCAGCATCATAAACTCCTCTATAAACTACACCAGCTCCACCACCACCGGCGGCACCATCAGCGCCAGATGTTCCAGCAGTTCCAGATGTACCACCACTTCCAGATGTACCATCGTTACCAGCAATTGATTTAGAAAAAGATTGTATTTTAGTAAATGAGAATACATCACCATTTAATTTTTTACCACTAATAGTATATGTAATAGATGCTTGATTAGCGGTCATACTTCCATGGTCTGGTACTACTGCTATTCTATCACC